CCCCATAGCTCATAACCACGATAAGTAGCTGGATCAACTTGCTTGCCATATATCTGATCATATTTATATATAGATTTTTTCATATCACCCATTTCATAAAGAGCAGTACATATATATGTACTACCTCCACCACCACCAGAAGCTTGAGCATCATCTGCGTAACCTGTGTTTGCTGAAGAACTTGTTGTACCACCCATTCCAGATACCCCAGCTGCAGAGCCACCTATCCCTGTTGATGCACCTGTACTGTTGGGATCATCTGTATTTACACCCTCTGCTTTACCGAACCCAAACATATTTCCTACACTTCCTTTATAGCCAGCTTTACTACCTACACCTAAACCTACAGTATCAACACCTCTACCTATTCCTGTTTGAGTGTCTAACCCTATATTTGCTGCTTCTCTTGATGAATATGTATTAGGGTTTGTACTAAAACCAAATTGATCAACATCAGTTATCCCAAAGTCCATACCAATTCCAGATAATGAAGATGGATTGCTTCTATCTACACCTGCACCATAACCACTACCTGTTATGCCTATGCCATAGGCATTACTTAATTCATCACGACCTACTCTACCACTTTTATCTGTGTCCATTAAATTTGCTAATGTTTGTGTAGGTCTCCCCATACTTAACAATGATTGTGCAACATTTACTGGACCATAGCTTTTATTCATTCCTTTTTGTGCTGCTCTATCATTTTGTATGTTTCCTAAACCCTTTGCTAAACCTGCAAAACTAAGCCCAGTTGATATAGCTGTCGGAACTGCATTACTTATTGCTGCACCTATTCCTTTGCCAGCAAGGTTACCCATTATACCTTGATTTGTATCTAAACTTAATGCCTCTGTATTTAAACCAGACCTTTCACTTGAAGAAAGACCTCCTAATCCACCAAAACTTTCATTAGTTGCCATACTTACCTCTATGTATTCATTGGTTTATTCATTGAATTGCCGAAAGGACTGCTTGTTGTATCTGCACCATATGGATCTCTAGTCATAGTTGGTCTTTGGTTTGGTGGCTGTGGCAATGCACCCATTTTAGGATTATTTGGTATCGCTGGGTTTACACCACCTTGAGGTGAACCACCAGTTCTGCTTCTAATGTCTGCTACTTTATTTTGTAGATACATAGCCATGTCATTCTGGTTCATAGTTTCAGGATTACCAGTTTGTGGATTTGTCATTGATGGATTGCCATCAGGGGAGGAAGGTTTAGGCAATCCACCAAACTCTGCTGGATTTACTGCTGTCGCTGGTATTGTCGCTCCAACTTTAGCACTTGCCATAATATCAATTATCATATCTTCAGGAATACCTCTTTCAAGTAATTCTGTAAAAACTCTTTTTTCTTCTTCAGACATCATAGGCATATCAGACATTGAATCTAAACCCATGTTTTGCTCTGCTGGTATAGCTTCCTCTGACATTCCACCTTGTAGCATTTGCATTTCTTTATCTGACATTGAACCACCTGCTATTTCAGCCATTTTTAATAATCTCCTGTTGTAGCTTTAAATTATTCTTTTCACGTTCCATTTGCAATTCTAATTCTAACTTTTGTACTTTGCCTTGTAAATCAGCTTGTAACTTGGCTTGGTCAATATCCATTTTCTGTTTTGCTTCTGCTTCTTTAATATCCATGTTAAGTTTTGCTTTTGCCATGTCAGCTTGTATTTGTGCATCAGTTCTCGCTTTGAGTGCTTGTGCCTCAAGCTGTGCTAGTTGCTGTGCATATTGTAATGGATTCTGTTGTTGTTGCCCTTGCATTGCCATTAATGGTTTAATAGCTTCCATCTGTGGTGCTTGTGCAACTACTTCTGCTGCCCTTTGACTTATCATCATATCTAATTCTGGATCAATGTCCTCAAACTTAAATTTAGGATTACGCAGATCAGGCATATTAGGAAGTGTCATATTAATACTTGCTTGCATTCTTTGACGATATAACAAGGCAATATGCTCTGCTATATGTGCAATTAATACTGGTGTTAATCCTTGAGCACCTTTATTTCCACCTAATGATGGGTCTTGTATAAATTGCATATGTACAGCAATATGACTTTCATGATCTTGCTCAGGAAATGCTCTTATAGGTTTACCATACATAACAGACATATTTTCATCTATGGGATCAAGTCTTGCTGCTTCTTCCGGTTTCTTTAAAATTTCATCTATGTTGTTAATTCTTATAGCTTCATACATTCTTTTATGAGCTTCATACATATCATGTAATTGTGGAGATGCTTGACTCATTTGTAAAACAGCTTGTGCTTGTGCAATCCTTTGTGCAGTACTAAATATATTAGGATCACTTACTGGTACAATATCTATTCTGTCATCAAAATCTTTTGCATAAATAATTCTACTTGCACCTGCTGATGCAAACTTAATTTCTTCTGGTAAATAAACTGCATTTAATTTTGCTAATAATTTAAATTCTTGACCTTGTGCATGGTGTAATCTTTTATGTATAGCACTAAATGCTTTACTGCCCTGTTCTATTAAAGCAACTGTACTTCCAACTGGTGCATTAGGATTTACATCACCAACATTTAAATCTGCTGTACTTGCGAATCGTCTACCAGCATCTGTAATTGCAGTCATTAATTGAAACAATGTGCCTGATGGTTCTTTAAATGGAAGTGGCATAATAGCTTTGTTTACATCATCAACTGTTGCATCAAGGTCAGCAAACTCACCGGGATTTATTTGTAATTCACCACCTGTAACTCTGCCTTTTAACTTAAAGCCACCTTGCATATTAGCAAATGCTGCACTATCAAGTAAGGCTCTTAAACTACCTGTTGCTGCTTTTCCTAGACCACCTATCATATGATAAAGACCAAAACCATAGAAACCTGTACTTGGTAAGAACTTATAACTTACAAACCAATCTCTACGTTTTTTCTTCTCATCTTTTTCTTCCCAGTTTCTTCTAATTGCAACTACTTTTTCTGCATCATAATCTATTGTGATTACATATGGTAAAGCAATACCATCATCATCTTCATTATCTTTAACACCATCTATGCCATCAAACATATTATAAGTATGCACTTCAAGTAATGTCATAATTTCATCTGAAGCATCACCATAAGGATCAACACCTTCAATTTCACTCCCTATGTCACCTGATGGGTCTACATCTTCTGCTGAATAAGTGCTTTGCAAATAATGCCCAGCTTCAACATATCTATTATAATCATTTTTAGGCATTCTTATAACATGTGTATATCTTTGTGCTGTGTATAAATCTTTACTATCTGGTGATACAACAAAATCTTCTGCTTTTACAAATTGTGAGCATTGCCTATCTAAACTTGCATCCCACCATACTTTTTTAAATGTATGACCAATTAATGGTAACTGAAATAACATCTGGTCAAGGTCTGGGAAGTATTCTGGCATCTCTTGAGTGATTTGATAATTCATATAATCTTTTACTCGTTTAGCCTGTTCTTCCATTTCTTCATCAGGCTCACCAATAACAACAGTTTTTACAGGACCACCAGATGGATATAATTCTGCTATTGCTCTTGCATTAAATTGTGTTGCTGCTTCTGCAATCATAGGGTGTACAACTGTACTTAAACCTCTAGTTGCTCTTTGGTTTTCTTCTTCATTTTGACCACCATTAGGATCAAGTGTTTCTAAACCTTGCTTATATCTAAATTCCCAATCAGAACGTGCTTCTTTATCTGACTCATAGCTACTTATTAATTCACTTGCTACTTCATTTAATTCTTTAGCATCTACAGTATCTGCTAGGTTTTCTTCAAATGTGGATTCAGTTTCATCTATCTCATCTAAAGATGGATCACCAATTAAAACGTCATCTCCAATTTCTTCTACTATAAAATCATCTGAAGGCATAGCATCTGCGAATGGAATTACTTTGGGTTGTCTAGCCATATAGGGTCATCCTCTTTGCTTGTATATCTTCATCTTCATCATAATCTGTTGAATGAGTAATAAACCAACCTTTTCTCAATCTCAACCATGCTTGTGTACAAGTGTCAACTATATCATCATTATCACCTGCTGGAAAGGCTGAACATATATCTATTAAATTTTTAGCCCATTTTTTACCTTTAGGATAGAAAATTCTTCCATCTTCTAATAATGCACTACTTGCATGGGCTCTAGCAATCTTATCTCTATCTGGATTATATGCTAAAACTGGTATCCCTGCCATTCTTAAATCCTGTAATAAACTTTGACCACTTGCCTTTTTTTCTATCAGAACTGTATCAGGTTGCCAATCATCATATGCTTCTTGTGCTAACTTTCTTAATTCTGGATAGGAAACTCTATCATACCACATTTCAACAACAATAGCATTTACTTGACCATTTTGTCTAAATATTCCCCATGTTGTTCTAGCACTATAACTGCTGGTTTCTTTTGTGGAAAATGCAGTATCATAACTTTGCACTAGATATTCTATGTCTGGTAATGTTTCACTTTCCCATTCTTGCCACCAATCAGCTTTTAAGATTCCACCACCTTTGGGCATTGGTCTCTGTTGCAACTGACCTGCACTTGCGTATGAACCCAGACTTTTTTCCAGACTACCAAGAGTTTTTTCATCAACCCTCTTTTCCCACAGCAATTCTCCTTCTTTAGTCCTTGGATCAATAAATCCCAATGTGGATCGTGTTGGTGTGGGGTGTTGTTTTTCATATCTTGCAGGTAAACATAGATGATCCCAAGCATTGTATTCATTCCCTAGTATATGACCTGTTAAATCACTTTCATGCACTCTTTGCATTATTATAATAAATGCACCAGTTTTTGGGTCATTCAATCTGGTTTGCATTGCTTGATCCCACCATTCTAGCACACCTTCACGAACTTTAGAAGACTCTGCTTCTCTGACATTGTGTGGATCATCAATTACTATAATGTCACCACCTTCACCTGTTAATGCTCCATCAACAGATGTTGCTATTCTTTGACCATTTCTATTATTTTCAAATCTTTGTTTTTGATTTTGATCTGATGTTAAATTAAACATTTCACCAAAGTATTTTTGATACCATGTGCTGTCTATTAATCTTCTACACTTAACACTATCCCTTATAGACAATGAACCTGCATAACTTGCATAAAGAAATCTTTTATCTGGTTGTATAGTCCAAGTCCAAGCTGGAAGTGCTACTGCCACACTTATAGATTTCATATGTCTTGGTGGCACATTTATAATTAATCTTTTTATGTCACCTTCTACAACTGCTTGTAAATGCTCTGATATAGCATCTATATGCCAGTTATCATAAAATTCTCTTGATGGTTCTATAGCTTCCCAACTATTTTTGGTAAACTCTTTCAGAGACCTTTTCATCTTTTCTGCTTTCACCATGTTCAATGAGTGCAGATTCAAGTGCTCTTTCAATAGTAGTGAGGTCATTGTTACTTACCCTAGTTAAATCTAATACATGTCTATTTTCAATAATAGTTTCTTTCTCAACTCTATCTTGCCAACCTGCTTGGTTTTTTAGATAAAATATCATGGCAGTATTATCTCCAGCTCTAGCTTTTGTGAATAAAGCATTAGTAATAGTTGCAATACCTTTATGCTTTCCTCTTTTTATAGCTTCCGAAAACTCCGAATAATTAACTTTTTTATCATATAAAGTTGTTTGGCTCATACCTAAAACAGATGCTATTTGCTCCATTGTTAAACCTTGTGCTGATAAACTTTCTGCTTTTTTACATATATCTTCTGTTATTTTAATTTGAGGTCTGCCTGTTTTTTTAATACTTTTAGTCATCCCAATCCCAATCCTCCATTTCTTTTTCTGTATGCCTTTGTAATAGTATAGGTGTTTTATCTCCCATGTCAGCATTTACAGTATTAAAATAAATTATGTCCATTGCTTCATCATAATCAACTTTATCTCTTTTCATAATTAGTTTTAAACATTTTTGAAAATCATATACTGCAATTGTCTGTTGATTTGCTCTTGAAATAGTTGTGCCTAAGAAAGCTTTTTTATATTCAGGCATTAAATAAAAATTTTCCATTTAATTCTCCTATGTTCCTATTGCATTGCCAAACAAATATACATGAACTCTTGCTGAAACATTATAACCTCTTTTAAAAGCCATCTCTGCAATTTTTCCTGCACTGTCTACTTGTTCTTCTTCTCTTGCTCCTACAGGCATAATGTATACAGGATAATCAATACCTACATCTCTATACAACTGTAAAACTTCTTCCATTTCATCCCATTGCTCTTGTTTACTTCCTAATACAAACTTTAAATGACCTTTTGTACTAAGATTATAATATGTGCCTACAATTTCAGGAAGTATGGCTTTTTCTCTTTTTTCACCTGCAACTGTCCATAACTTAGGACTTACAGAAAAAAACAACTCATAATAATTATTGCTTTTCCAAAACTCTATAAAATCATTATTAATCTTTCTTGTACCATTAGTTTCATATGTAACTGATCTTGGAAAATTAATTATATCATTAAAATATTTTAATATATTTATACTTGCTGTTTGACCATTTGCTGTTAATGGCTCACCACCTGTAAAACACATATCTGATTTTTGTTTTGATATTGGGTGTTTAAACAAACCATCAGGATTACTTTCAGTTTTGGCTATGTCCATGATTCTTTGTGCCATCTCTGTTGGTGTGCCTTTGCTCATAAGGTGCTTATACTTTTTTGACCATGTATATGAACTATCACACCCTTTATCCCACACAGGCAAGTCTTCTACTCTTTTTACTTTACTTAAATCATAATCTAAAAAAGGTAATTCATATGTTTCAGGATTCGTTGGATCAATTTGACCAAACCCATTACATTGTAAATTACACATAAAAAATCTTAACCAAAGTGTATGAACACCTGTATAAGTTCCTTCACCTTGTATGGAATCAAATATTTCAGAATATAAATATTCTTTATCCATTAATGTCATGCCTTTGACCAACTATCATAGCCATATTATTATCTGTTTCTCTTACTTCAACCTTACAGCACCATATTCTGTGTTTTTCACCATAGCTGGGGAGAAAGATTGTATTTACATATTCATATAGAAAACTAGCAATACCTTCACATCCTGTCTTTTCTACTTCTGTGATTTTTGCAAGACCAAGTTTACCTAGTTTTTTAATGTCCTCATAGTGTGGATCATCTAATGCTAATAACAATGTATGGTCAAACCATTCTTCAAGTTTGTCTTTAAGAGGTCGCAAGCCACCAAAATCCATAACCCAATTTCTAGCATCTAATGTTTCTGACTCAAACTCAAAGTGAAATGATAAAGCATATCCATGTATTTTATT